CCGACATGGATACTCATTTGCCCCTGTGTACTTGTACTGGCGATTGGAGGACTATCGGTGTTCTACTACTGGTTCATTACCGAAGTATGCGGGGTGAAATAAAAAATGAACAAGTCGTATCTTTCAGAACAAATTCGGCTCATGAGTATTACAACGTATGATCTCATGACTGATGCTGAGTGGAAGAAATACAAAGAAATCATTGAAGTAATCAATGCAATGAATCTCAGCAAGGATAAGGAGCAAACCAAAATTCTGGGGGAGAGGCGTAAGCTTCTCAGTGCTCAGTTGGCGGACCTTATCAAACAACATGGACCAACACCAAGGATTGTACGAATGGATACTGTCACTTCACCTATGCGTGAAGTGAAGGATGGTATTACTTGGTGGGATCTGAAGAACACCAAGCAGATATCAGAGTTCGTGAGTGATGGAAGCCGTTGTATGGGATTGCAAGACAGGAGCATCACATTTGACAAGGTCATTGTCAAGTGGAAAAACCCGGATATCTTGGAGCAGCTTGTACTTTATGGTTTCGATATGCCTATATTGCAGAATGATGGCGTTGTAACAATGAAACATTATACGATCACGACTGCAAGTGCGGGTCAGTTGCGAACAGATAAGGTGCAGGCTTTGTCAGACGATGGTCAACGAATGACAGCTCATCTGGAGTGTGGCATCAGCAATGAACTGATCAATGCCAAAGGTGGCATCAATCAGAACAAGTTTCTTGCCTACTCTGCGTTGCCGTTCAGCGCGACCGATCCGTGGCCTGACTTCAACATCGATGAAGCCATCGTTATCGACGACTTCGAAGCCAATGTGACTGGTCGAATGCTCTACATCACCAATGAGTATGAGCATATCAAAGGGATCAATACCGTGCCGATCAAGCATACTGACGGAAGCGGTATGTATCTTCCGAATTCGTTCTTCTTTTGTGTGAAGAACGTTATGGTTCGCGGTCCGTGGATTAAAGGGTTGCTGACTCCGTTCGACTACATTGAGTTCTGTCGTGTGCATGGTGTTAAACCGGAGCTCAAAGATGTCTGGGGTAAAGTGCATGACCTTGTTGCCGAAAACATCAAAGTGGTCTTTTGTGCAAGCCAGCTGAAGCTCTGGAGTTATTACGACTCATGGGATCATTACAAGGCAGAGTTCAAAAAGAATGGTTGCCACATGAATGTCACCAACTATGAGGAGCCATATTCCAAGGATGTACCGATGAACTATCAGTTCTTGCAAACCCTTGTTGATATGACCGATGAGGAAATTGACGCTCTTGTGCAACCTTCGCATGACAGGATCACGAACCTGGCCCGGGATAAGGATACGATGCTCAGAACGCTTGGTGCCGATGAGAATAGCCCACAGGCTTATCATCGGGCACTTGCACTGTACCCTGAGCTTCTGCATGAGGCTTACTCAAGAGAAACGCTTCGCGCCATCAAAAGGAGAATGGTCCTCGATGCACGGTCCGGCAAACTGCAGTGCAGGAACAAGCGTTTGTTCGTTATTCCTGATATGTATGCAGCTTGTCAGCACTGGTTCCTCGGTATTGAGGAGCCTGACGGACTGGTCAAGCCCGGTGAGGTTCTTTGCAAAGACTTTATCAAGGATGATGTCGTCGATGTACTGAGATCTCCCTCTCTGTATTTCGAACACAACATCAGAAAGGTCAGCAAAGACCCAGAAGTTTACAAATGGTTCCCAAGCAGAGCAATTGTGACAAGCTGCAAAGACTTGATCTCAAGAGTGCTCCAGTTCGATGTCGATGGGGATCAGTTGAATGTAACTAACAATCCCACGATCATCAGTGTTGCGAAGCGGATGATTGAGAAATACGACATCGTTCCGCTTTACTACAACTCGTTCAAGGCCGCACCAGAAATGATGTCTCGTGAAACCATGTTCAATGGTCTGAAGCGAGCGCATGACTACTCCGGCATTGGCGAGATCTCAAACATGCTGACTCGGCTTTGGAGTAAGGAGAACCCTGACTTCGACTCGGCTGCGGATATTACGTTCTTTAACAATCAGGTTAACAAAATAGCCCCTTAATGCAGCGATGCATTATTGAACTCCGAATTACGGGGAAACTCTAAACGATATGTGGTGGTGTGATGAAATTTGTTGATGAAGAAAAATACAAAAACCTGAAAGGCATCTATAAGATAACCAATCAGGTGAGTGGACTGGAATATATAGGGCAAACCAAAGAAGGTTTTCGCCGTAGATTCTGGCTCCATAGGTGGCAATTAAAACATAACACGCATGACAACCCGTGGTTGCAGGCATCTTTCAATAAGTATGGCGAAGAGAATTTTAAGTTTGAAGTGCTGCGCGTTTTGGAAAATGATGATGACATTGACGATGCTGAAATTGAGGCAATAGCTGAAGCGAGACGGCGAGGTCATTGTTGCAACATTCAAGATGGCGGTCAACCGACAACTGCACCTGTTCTTAGTCCTGAAATGAGGAAAAGAATAGGAGAAATCAATCGCCAGAAAAACCTTGGGAAGAAAGCATCTGAGGAAACAAGAAGGAAGATGGCACTTACACGGACTGGAATGCGGCAAACCAAACAAACCATCAACAAAATGATCAACACACGCATCAATCGAATTAAAAGTGGCGAAGTGCTCAGAACACAGAAACTCACAATACCAATGGTGATTGAAATTAAGAAAGCATTGATGAAAGGCGAGAGCTGGAAAGACGTGGCCCACAGATATGGTGTGTCGCCATCCAATGTCAATGCTATTCGAAGCAATCGCTCTTGGAGATATGTGCAAGTTGATGGATGGGATGAGTATCTTAGTTCGCATAAACGTTCGAGAAAACATATCGCATGACAATCCCGTAGCGCCAACTAATAGTGCGCTCGAACGACTGACAAGGAGTACCTCTCAGAGGTAATGATACAGTCTACTCCTGCATGAAAATACAGGTACTAAGGTATTGATGGAGCGAAGACCGCAAAGATCATTCCATTTGAAAACTTTCCTAAAGTGGCAGAGCGAATCAAGGAAGCCGCAGGCGGTCCGAGATCACGCATGCCGTTTTTCTTTCAGTTCTCAAAGAATGGTCGCAAAGAATCCGAGAAGCCGAAGAAGTATGCCAAGTCAAACAACAGTGTCATGAATAGGATCTGCTCCAGATTTATGAAGATGCCAAACATCAACATGAATCTGGCTGGTGTTGCTCCGTTCAACTGGCAGATGCTGATGACACATGACATCCGTGACTACAACATTCTGGCAATCAGAATTTTCTCTCAACTTGACAACAATACAAGCGTCATGCAGATGGCCCACAATGCTTCCACAATGGAAGATAAGGTCGAGCTTCTGGATTATGGCATTGTTGCCGAGAACATTGTCCACGAGCTCGCAGTGAATGGAATCACACTTGAAGATGCGTATCCATCCATTGTCAAGTATCTGTTTACCGGCGCCAATGCTACCAAGCTTGCGCATAAACAGATGTTCTGGCGTGTGTTCGGTGACTACGCTTGTAAGGTCATTGAGCAGAACATCGCAGCTTGCCATGAATGTGAGAACTGCGGCATGCGAGTCCCAGACTGGGTTCAGAACCATGCCTGCACGACCATTCCGAAGGGGTTCATTAAGTGCATTGATTGCGGAAAGGTAGTTAAGAGGGGTTCGCCGACCTCGTGTCGCTGCTCCGACTGTGCTGCAGAGCACAGACGCATCTACCTCAGTGCACATAATGAGAAGAAGAAACAGCAGAGACGGCAAAGGAGGAAGGAGAGTGCCTAATGCCAATGACTCTGGTTACTTTTTCCTCGGCATAGTATCTAAGGATGATCTGCAAAAAGGAATTATCGAACCAAGCTATGTGCTCTGCAAGAGTAGCAGCTTCAGTGAAAACAGATCAGGGCTCAGGGTTGCCAGAGTTGATAGCAAAATGATTAATGCTATGCCGCGATTGCTCGTGGCAAGCATTAACAAGCACGATGAGCTCGTCGATTTCCTGAGTGCTTACCGTACTCGCGACCACATGCATGGCGATAAGCACTACCATCATGATGCAACCAAGAAGTATTACCCTGAAGGTGCAATCTTCTGGTTTCCATGCAGCACATCTGGCGTTATTGCCAGAAGAACTCTCCCAATATTTGTCAAGCTCGTGCCGGACACGTCAGTTAAGGGCAAGACCGATGACGGGTTCACACGACTGAA